ACCAATATCACACACTGCAAAGGTAGTTGGTAAGCAGGTAGGATCTGCATTTGTCGGTCAAAGAAAACAGGTAGTTGGTATATTTAGATCTGATATTGATAATCAAAAGAAAGACGAAAATGACGTATATATTGATGTAATATCATTGACAGATACAGATGATGTAGATGAAATTCTTCCAACAGATGTAGAAGAGAAAGTAATAAGGGTAGAAGCCACACAAGAAACCTTCATAAAGAAGCTAATTGACAGTTATGCACCACATATTTACGGTATGAATGACGTTAAGTTGTCATGTATACTCCAATTAGTAGGGGGTGTTGCCTCAAAAAAGAGGGCTGACATAAATATTCTATTAGTGGGAGACCCCTCAATGGCAAAATCAGAGCTGTTAAAATATGGTAAAACTGTAACACAGAAAAGCATTTACACTTCTGGTAAGGGAACAACAAGTGCTGGGCTCACAATTGGAATGGTCAAACTTTCCGATGGAACAATGATCGCACAGGCAGGTGTATTACCTTTATGTAACAATGGTTATGCATACATAGATGAGTTTGATAAGATGAATAAAGATGACAGAACTGCAATGCACGAGGCAATGGAACAACAGACTGTAAGCATAGCGAAAGCTGGTATCAATTTAACACTTGACGCAAAGACCAGTATTCTCGCAGCAGCCAATCCAAAGTTTGGAAACTATGATGACTCATTGGCTCTAATGGATAACATTAACATACCAAGCCCATTACTTTCAAGATTCGACTTGATATGGTTAATCAAGGACAAGGTAAGCCAGATAGAAGATAAAGCAAAGGCTGATCACATATTAGATGGTTTCACAAACATAGATGTGGATAAGACATGCAGGTTTACAGAAAGAGAATTAATGGCGTTCATTAACTTGGCAAAGAAACAGACACCAGTACTGGATAAAAACGTAAGAGATGAAATAATAGCAATATATCAGAAACTAAGACAGGCATCAAACACTCAGTTCACTGTTGGTATAAGACAGCTTGAGGCTTTAATCAGACTTTCAATGGCACACGCAAAACTAAAGTTTAAACCAATAGTAGACATTAATGATGTGACCGTGATAAAAGAATTGTTAATCTCAATGTATATGAATTTTGATATAGACTTGAAGGCAGGTGGAACACAGTCAAAACTATTCACTACAGGCAGAATGTCAAAGGAACAAACATATCACCAGATATGGCAAGAATGTGCAAGCTCTGATGGTAGGGTTAACACAACCGAGTTCATGAGAAAACTAGAAGAGCATGGTGTATCTAATCTTGATGCTACTAAACTATTTCATAGATGGGAAAACACAAACACAATAAAGCTGATGGCAGATGGGACGTACAAAAAAACAAAGTGAGGAAGTGCCTCAGAACACTAATATAGTGGAAGATGCAACAGACGGTGTGTCAGAAACGAAATTAGAATTAGACTTAGGAATAAAACAGCTTGGAGGAGTTGGTGATGTGACAGAAAAGAAACTCAAGGGATTCGGTGTAACATCTTTACGTGATATTTGTGTAAGAGGTGCTAGAGAAATCTCTGAAATTACTGGTGTCACAAAATCTGCTGCCGATCAGTGGGTATTCAATGCACAAAAAATACTTGAAGAGAACAATCTAATAAGAAAGAGTGACATGGGAGTAGTAGACTTGATGGAATATCAGTCAAATGCCCCTACCCTACAGACCAAATGTAGTGCTGTAGACGATCTTATGACAGGTGGTGTCAAGCCAGAATGTTTGTATGAAGTATACGGAGAATTTGGATCAGGTAAGACACAGTTCTGTTTTACATTAACATCTCAGGCTTTATCAGAAGGTGAAAGTGTTGTGTGGGTAGACTGTGAAGATACGTTTCGACCAAACAGAATACTAGAGATAATGAAAGAAAGAGGATATGTCACTGACAAAGCAAGTATGGAAGAAGCATTAAACAGAATAACCTATTTCTTTGCTCCACAAACAGAAGCATTAATGGGAACAATAAACGCATTGTCAAAAATAATGGAGGAAAAAAGACCAAGGCTTGTGGTAATAGACGGATCTATAGGACAGTTCAGAGAGGAATATCTTGGTAGAGGAACTCTAGCCGACAGGCAGAATCAGATAGCAAGATTGATGACTCATTTGAAAAACATATCATATTACTTCAAGACAACTGTAATATTTACAAATCAGGTACAGACAGATCCTTCTATAATGTTTGGCGACCCAGTCAAACCAATAGGTGGAAATGTGGTAGGTCATGCAGCGACATATAGGATTTACTTCAAGAAGTCAGGCAAGAAACGAATAGCAAGAATGGTAGACAGTCCAGAACACCCACAGGCAGATGCAGAATTTACGCTAACTATAAAAGGTATTGAAAATAAAGAGGACTGATGAAAGGAGATCAGTCCAAAGGTATTCACGGAAATTATTGTAGTCATTGTGGTCATTACAATGAAGTTCACTTCAGGAAGACCGACTGTGAGTGTATATGTCATGACTAGAGGCTGTTGTTTTCTATGTGGTCACTGTTCTGATGAAGTTATCGCAGAAATGATGGATTGTAAGTGTAAATGTCATGCTTAAAAGTTGCTTAGAACATTTATATACTAGTTCAGTATATAAAGGCTATGTGGCTAGACCAATACTATAAGGAACTACAACCTTCTGAAAGTATGGCGAGGTTTAACGAGTCGTTTTCCTGCATTGATGCCACTGTTTTTATTTAAGGGGTATATAAGCGTTGCACACCCGTCAGAGAATGCGTTCAAGTAATAGAAAGGCAGTTTTATGGCTGTTAAAAAATGGTTATGATGATATTTGGTTAAAACCCCATGGCAGAAGACACGACTTAATCTACACAACAGGAGAATGGTATAGGGCACTTGATCTTTGGAATTTATACGATGGAATATGTTTTGACGATGTTGGGAGAATCATTCTTATCCAAATAAAAACAAACTCTTGGGCTAAAGTAGAGCCAATCAGAGAGTTTTTAAAGAGTAAGAAAAATCTAATAGTATTGGTGATTAATGTTAAAGGTAGTGGTAAAAAATGGGAGGTATTAACAAAAGAGTATGCAAAACACAAGTGCAGTTTAAAGATCTAATGAGCCATGATTTCTCAGAGGATCTTTCCGAGAGGCAACAAAAAGAAACTGTAGACATTGTACTATTCTCTGGATTCAATCCAGTATGTGTCAGAGTGCAAGGTGGTGACCATACAGGTATATTAAAATCAGCAAGAGACACCGTACAAAAACAAATGTTAGAATGGTGTAACTGTACCGTTGTTGATCTCTGGTTTCATGATTGTCCAGAACTGTTCAAGGAAAAATTAAATGATGAGTCTAGAAGAGAAGTGCGTGAAGCACTTACTCGTGTAGGACTCTAACAGTTTTCTATTCCTAGTTTATAACAGTATTGCCAGTAACCGTCATTGGTGTTAGTTCCTGCGTTTATATGTGGTAATTTTATCTCATCTTTTATCTTATCTACGCCTAAATCAAAATCACCTGAAGATATTGCTGCAACTCCAAGAACTGCTACTAGTACTATCATGGATACACAAATTCCCATCTTATCTACATTCATTCCATTCACCTCCCACACTACCTGTAGAGTCCGTGTGGCTCGTCTTTTGTTTCTCCATCACCCTCTTCATCTTCTGCCTTCAGAAAGTGATGCATTAATGTTATTTTCTGTTGAAGAATTTTATCATTCATTTTTACAAAAGCAATTTCTATCTCTCCATAACTAATCTTATCCTTTTCAAATGCATCATCTACTAATTTATCTAATCCATCAAAAAATGCATCTACTACATCTAATCTAACATTAGCCTCTTCACTCGTATCAGACATGGTATATAAATGTTTTAAGCGACTATTAAACTTTATGCCTCACTTTGGCTATAATAGCGAGGGTTATGCCTATAATCGGTATCATTTCTAGGGTGTCTATTCCATAAAGGAAAAAATCTACTATCATACCATGGTTATGTAAATAGCCTCCACCAAATACACATTCAAGAGCCCACCAAGAGTGAGGTATTTGCATATATAAGATTACGGCTGATATTATCAGGCTCTTAGCCATATGTCTCTCGTACCAATCCAAGAAACCCGATATTCCCATAAAAAGAAGTAAAGTTTAATTATTAATAAGCATTCTGTTTTATATGAAACATGATAGTTGCATATGTGACTTCAAGGTAGTCGGTGATGATAGGGGTTGTTATTACGATGAAACCGATAGATGTCTTATATATCTTCATCATCATGAATCATTAGATGATCTTTATAAGACAATTCAACATGAGCTTATTCATTTCTCTCTCACTAAACTGGAAGAATCAGATGATATGGACGAAGAGCAGGAAGAAAAACTAATATTTCACATGGCTTGGGCTGAAGAAATCTTATAGCGTCTAGGCTTATTTCTAACTAAACCATTACAACAAGTACATCTTAACCTACCAAATACCTTTGACTCTCTAACAAGATATTTTTTATTGACAAACTTGGCACAACCTTGGCAAT